TGACTACCTCTTTTTTATTTTGATGTCTCTTTTAGCTATTCTAATACAAAACCGCTTGAATATACAGTCGTGCAATATTGATTTTACGACAATGCCGATAGCTGGAAATCCTAAGATACAGCGCAATAACAGAACAGTCGGCGATAAACCAGTGAAAATCCAGTGTGGCGTAACTATGCTAAATGCACCAGTGGCTACACTTGAGGCTACAGCTCAAATTGTTTTCCCAGAATCATTCACGTCAGGTACAATCCCGACTGTGGTCTGTAATTTTGGCGGATATGGTAGCCCAGGTGAGGCTTGGACTGATACCCCGAACTCATCCTGGGGTGGATGTGCTTTTAGCGCTGTAGGTGTTACGAATTCAGGCTTTACGGCTAGATGTCGACGATTTGACGGTGCGACGTTACTAGGTACATACTACGTGAACTGGATAGCTATAGGCTAGGTTATTTAACATATTCTAGTACAAGACTAACCTCTGAATTACCCCAAGGATAACTGCCTGATATTGTTACAGTAGTCTCGTCTATTGACGTAATTCCCGACTGGTGAGTGTTCTCGATGTAAGGCAGTGTTTGCTTTACTATATTATTTGATAAAGTGCCGCCAAGCCGCATATTGCCATAATATTTTATTAGTTCCCATCTACTAGTTAAGCCTTGAATACCATGAGCGAGCCTCGACGTACTGTTACCAGTCATGTTTACAGTTCCACGCACGACTTTACGATAAATAGGGCGACCGTCGAGCCATTTTTGACCTGTATCTTGTTCATCAGTACTGTATTTATTGTCTGGTAGAGTCGTAAAATCAATATTGTCAGCCTTTATTGTCGTCTGAGCAATTTTGCTTCCACTTACTGAGCCGTTCTCTAAATAATCACCGTTGAACGGCAAGCCTACCATTTTTCTCATGTCCATAATCGACGTCTGAGCAAGCGCTGTAGCGTTAGCGCTAATTCGAACCCGACCAAAAATGATGTAAGGGTTAGTCGCTCCCACGCCCGACTGAATGACTGAGGCAGGTGGGTCTTGTGGTGAGGCGGCAGGTGTACCAGCAATCTCTTTAATTTTGAAAATGCCGTTGGTGTTGTCTATCACCGTAGTCGTTGGCGATACGGATTTGTCTATATAGCCTACAATCAGTGAGTTCCGCGGTAAAGATGGTGAGGCTGCCGCAAGGGTTATAGTCTCATCTGCGTCTGCTTGAACCATATGTCCGTAACCAAGCCCAGTGTCGATGTTGGCTGTGCCAGCTTTTACGACCACTTTAAGCCCCGTTCCGCCTGGGGCTACAATATTCAACCCGTTTGCAACTGACGTGCCATACAGAGCGTTTATAAAGGCTGAGAGGGCGGCTTGTGAGTGTCTGCCCCCGTTCATATTGAAAACTTTTTTTGTCATTTTATTTCTCCTTTTCTTTTATCATATCAACGTCAAGCTACCCTTTCCAGTAGACAAGGCGTAAAACTTTATTCTGTGTGTAGTTTGCTTATCTCCCGCTGGCAGTATGAGCTTTACTGAAAAGTCCTGGTATTTTTCTGAAGTTGGCGGCTTCCTCAAAATGCGTATTCTGGGTACTGGTGGGTACTGCGATGAGGTTTTGACCTCATGATTTTCCGCGATTTTGAAGCAAGCTGGTTGCTTTCCGTCTCTTGTTTTTTCGGGCGTGAACCTGGCAATGTAGTTATACTCTTGCTCTGGCGCGTTGGCTGGCAAGGTGATTTCTACGTCCCAAACTTTCTCTGTTTGAGCCTTAAAAGTTTTGACTGCGTCTGAGCCTACAATCTGATTACCTTTTAATTCGTTGAAGTCCGTCTCAAGTTCTCGAATTATCGAGATTAGGTCGTTATCTTCGCTTAATCTGCTCATCTCTCAATACCTCTCTGCTCTTATTGTAACAGGGGCGTTGGCAATCACCGTAGCTCTGATGTTGAACGTATAGCCTGTAGCTTGATTTCCGAACACTGGCACGAACCAAGCCATAAAGTCCGCACCGTACCTGGTAGGGTCAAGCGGGAATGAGAACGGGGCAGAATCTAACTCCATAGCTCTGTCAATCTCAACCACCATATCTGCCACTAGGTCTATCCCCTCGGATTGAACGTAAAATATAGCAGCTCCCCACTTACTGCCTGGAATTTGTCCGTTCTTGTCGCACGTGATAGAGATATCCCAGGGCTTACCTGATGTTTGAGGGTAAGTCATAATCTGATTTGAGCCTATAAATTGACGGCTTTTCAGCTCGTTCCTTTCTCTCTGTAAGATGTGGATACGCTCTATCAAACTGTTGTCGTCTCTGTAAATCATTTCTCAATTCCCATCTACGTAAAATAGCGATAGCTCTTTACTAACATTCTAATTTGCCCTTTGTCCGTACTTCTCACGAAAAATCGGAACTTCAAGTTTATACCTTGCCCCGGTGGTGTTTCCCAGTAAAATGACGATTTCCACCTGTACACTGGTTTCTTTAAAGAATAATCCGTCAAATCGTTTTGATAATTTAATTCGCTGTTAGCCAGTAGAGAAGCCTGCCCAGTAGAGGCTACCATACAAACTCCAAAGTTCGGATTGTAAGACGGTTGCAACCTCGCAGAATTATTCAGCAAGGCGTCCAGGTATGGTATCACAATTGGGCAGTCCTGATTTAATGGTCGGAACTCACACGTAACGTCTAAGTTGTTGAGTGCACCTACGTTTGAAGTCGCTGGCAGGTTCACGGTGTCGGTGGTAGTTACTACCCCGTTGTAATCCGTATACTCGAAAGACTGCCAGTCCGTGCTTTTAGGATTTAAGTATGTTTTCACACCCGATTTATTAGAGGTAGGTTGAGGTGTAAGTTTGAGGTCTATCAATTTAGCCTCCAGGTTGGCAATTCGTCTCTGTAGGTACATATCTTGCATGTCGTTTAATCTGTTCACTACCCCTCCTCTTGCTGAGCCACGATGTTGTCGATGTTGATATCGTCAAAAGTGATATCGACTGTCTCTGCGTCGTTGTTGTCGACTGAACACTCGATTTTCTCAATCCTGTAATAGCCTTTAATGTGAGATAAAGATTTGAACCCGCCCAGCTCTGCATACACGGTATCACCTACTCCTACGTCGTTCAAATCTAGTATTCCATCGTGAACTGTAAAAGACGGAAGCTCGCGTGGGTCTTTAGTAGCTTGAAGAACTCCGTTCACATTTTCCTGCAAGGTGGATAATCTTTCCACTGAGTTGTAAGTAACGACTTTCTCTCGACGGTAGAACTGTTGCATAGAGTGATAATCTTGTGAGGAAGCCTGTACGGCGTCGTCTCCGTTTCCCGAACCAAAACCTTGTATATAGTTGAAAAGCACGTCTCCGCGTCTCTCAAACGTAAATGAGTCTACATTTTCGGGGTAGACCAATCGAATATCTGGGCGGTAGTTTCCCAAAGCCTCATATGAGTGAAAAGTCTTGTCAGCGTCGAACTTAATGTCAGGTCCTTTAATCACGTTAGTCATTTGCTGGATAAAGTCCTTGACGTTTTTCTTGGTGAAGTGTCGGTCGCGCTTCATTCCTTGAGCTACGTTTCCTTTTTTAATTCCGAAGTTGCTCCCCGTTTTCGCTTGCACCTGCTCAATCACGCCCCAGAGAATATCACCCTGCCAAGCATTATCGTAGTCAATCGTTAGATACTGGTCTTTCAGATAATTCAAGTACCCCGTGCAACTCACGGTCAGTTTCACGGAAGCTCCGTCTGGTGAATATCCAAACTTGATGATGTTAGCTCCGAATAAATACTTGCCCTCTCGCTTTACCCTGATGTCTGTGGACAGAATGTCCATGAACGAAAATGGATTAGCTATCACCCCAATCTTCTCTATGTACTGCTCGTATTCGTATAAGTCCATCTCGAACTCCAGCGTCTCGTGAGCGTTTCTCTGCATTGTCCACTTCACGCCAGAACACAGGTGTCGAATATCTCCTAGCAAGACACCGTTCTTACTCCAAACTTCAATCTCATACCTGCTCATCTAAATACCTAAGAACCCTGACTGGTATCGAACCTCAGCTTTTGAATTCTCTGAAGCTATATCGCTTTGTATTTCCATAACGTTCACTCCTGGGACAAGACCGAAGAATGTCGAACCGTCGCGCTGTAGTGAATAGATATTTAAGCCGTTGTGAGTGATAGTCTTGTTCCGCATGTCGATTATCAGTTTATCGCCCTCAAGTACTGTAGTCATCACTTGCATAAACTCGTTAGTAGCTCGATTGATGAGTTTTGGGTTAGTAGCTGGTGTACTGATAGTGATAATTGGGTAGACTGTCTCGTTTCCTGAGTTGGTTACGACTGACGGTTCACCCCCAGCTGAGATGTTGAAAGGTATGTCAAAGGGTATATCAAAACCGCCATCCATGACCTTACCTACCGTTGCTAATAATTCCCCAGCTGAGTTGTCATAAAAGAGAGGGTCTTCAGACAGTAAATCAATCTTCCACTTGACTATGTTTAGTTCACGGTTGATAGGCATTTGGTTAGCCATAACGAACACTTCAGTTACGAACTCCATTCCCGCGTAAGTGATTATACGAAGCTTCAGTTTTTTCCTCTGTAACACGCTCACAAGCTCTCTACGCTTGTTTTCCACGTCAATTGGTTCACCACCAAAGATACGACCCTGGAAGCTGATATAGCGCCCCTCATACAGTTGTCGCGACACCCACGAACCGTCTCTACCCTGATTTACGCCAGTAGCTGAGCGAATATTCGGCAATCCAGACACGCCCTCGATTGGCTCGTCAAGATACATAAGGTTCTCTGCATTGTTTAGTTCAAAATCGTCTAGATATACTCTCATCTTCCCCCTCCTTTTCCGTTCTATGCTTGGCTCACTAGATATCCAATTCTCGACGCAAGTTGATACGCGTCTGTGTCTTTGTAAATCTTAGCGTCGATGTTGATGTTGATATTTCCTCTCTCTCGATTTTCTTTCAGGTAGTTTTCAGTTCTCTGTGCTGGCATAACCTTAGCCCCTCTTGGCAGAGTAACCATCTCAGGTCCGTTCTCACCAACCAGATATCTACCACCCTCGGCGTGTTCTGTACCCTTTGCTAATCGTCCAAAATGAACCTCTGGCACTTTCGGTATGTGAACACCTGGGATGTTGTTGATGATACCAGCTGCTCCGTTGATTAAACCGATAAAGAAGTTGATACTTTTCTCTGCTCCGCTGATGATACCGTTCACGACGCTCTTAACAGCTCCACCTATCGCGTTTCCGACTGCTGTGCCTATTGTTGTGAACTTATTAACAATCGTATTCCACATATCCTTGAAGAACTGTCCCACAGGTGCGAACACTCGCTTGACGTTTTCCCAGGCTTCTCTGAACCTGTCTCCGAACCACGTTCCGACTGCTTGGAAGACGCCGACCACCTTATTCCAGACGTCCCCAAAGAACCCAGCTGCCGCGTTCCAAACATCGCAAATGGCAGTCCAAGCCTGGCTAAACATGTCTGAGAAGAACTGCACCACAGGGGCAAAGATAGCAACAATAGTGTCCCACACTCCTCTAAAGAAGTCCGCGAACCACGTTGCTACACCACTGAAGAACGCGGATATCTCGTCCCATTTCGAAATGATGAACCCAAGCAAGAGAGAGAACGGGAAGAATAGCACGGCTAGCACTGTCAGTCCCCACTCTTTAATCCAATCTACAACCCCGTTGAATACATTCTTAAACCCTTCTACGAAGCCGTCCACAGCATTTTTAATTCCGTCCCAAGCACCTATGAAGAAGTTCCTGAACCCCTCGACGTTATTCCAAAGCCAAATGAACCCAGCAACTAAGGCTGTAACGGCGATGATTGTCGCACCGATAGGGTTAGTGGCGAATGCAATTCCCAACTTCACGACCTGGATTGTCGCTTTCTTGACTGCTCCAGCTATCACGCCGAACGCAGTGCCGATTTTCGCCGAAGTAACACCCTGAGACGCACCCTTAATGCCCTCCATTCCCAACTTAAAGCCATCAGCCGCGGTCTGGCAACTCAAAAATGCCCCGTGTAAGCCCTTTATAACGCCTGTAACAACGTTTATAGTCTTGAGACCCAACGCTGCCGCCTTGAACGCCACAAACGCCCCAGCGGCGATTTTAACAGCTAACACGACTTTATCGAAGTTCTCACTCAACCATTTCAGAGCGTCTAGTATTTTCGGTATGATTTCCTCTGCCAGTTTCGCCAACTGGTCGCCCAGGTCTTTCATCGCCTGTTTCATCTCGGGCTTGTTCATTTCTTCAGTCAAGCCTCGGATTAAGTTCATCAATCTGTCGCCAGCACCCCCCTCGATAAACTTATTCGTGTTTGCGTCCACACCCAAAATCTGCATACCCAGATTACGAAAAGCAGACTGTACGCGGATTAAAGCACCATCAATGGTGTTAGCTCGCCCCTCCAAGAGACTGTCTGGCAAGGCTTTGTCTAAGGCTTTGAACAATTCTTCACTCGTGATTTTCGTACCACGAAGTGATTTATCTAATCCTATTCCTCGCTCAATCAACATGTCGAACGTCATAGCGTCCAGGTTGCCAGTCGCGGAGACGCGTCCCAGGATAGCTGACAATTCTTGGAATGAGGTTTTGCCCAAAGATACACCCTTAGACAGGATTTTCACCTTGTCTACTAACGTGTTAGTTTCCTGACCGTACATCTTCAAGGTAGAAGCAGCCGCGAACAAGTCCGAACGGTTAAATAGAACTCCAGTGTCGCTTTTCGCATATTTCACCAAATCCTGCAAGACTTTATTGACGGCGTTCCCATCTTTTTCATAGGCTTTCAGTGCATATGAGGCGTTCTCGACGTTTCTCACCTGTTCAAACGCTGCCTTGCCCATCGCCATAAAGCCAACTGAACCCGTAACCGCCACACCTGCTATACCCTTTAAGAATGAACCGACCTTTGAAGCCGCACCGTCCAGTCCTGTTGTCATTCTCGACAGTCCCGATTGAGTGTTAGTCAGAAAATCACGAAAAGACTTATGAGCATTGCCAGCCGCGACTTGTTGACGCTTAAAACTCGCCTCAACTTCATTCGTGGCTGATTTAGAGGCAGACGCCAACTTGGCAAAAACCTCTGAGGCGCTGTCCTGTGCTGAGATGATGATTTTAACGTTGTTGTTGCTTGCCATGTTTGTTCTCTTTTTGTTCTCTTTTATCGCTGTTTCTGTTCAGCCCTCTTTTGTTCTAGTTTATCACGCTCATCTTGTAGCTGCCAGATGTACAAAGCTCTCTCAACTTCTTCATAAGGCTCCTCTAAATAGTCATGATACGACAATCCAAGGCGTTCTCGATAGATTACGCCCTGGATTTCTTGTGCAATTCGCGGTGGAATTTGTGCGTCTCTTAGGATAGCGCTTCTGTACCAGCTACGACGCTCGTTGGCTCGGATACGACGCTCTGAGCCGTCGCTGAAGCTTTTGGGTCAAAGTCTTTTCCTACTAGTACAGAGAAGATTTCGGTAACCACTATAAATGGCAGTTCATCAACATCATCAGCTTGCATGTCCACTAGTTCTTTGCCAGTGTCGGTCTCGATATAGACCTTACCTCGCACGAACTTCTTTTTCACCCATTCTACCGTCTGAGCGGATAGCTGAGCCTTGTCTGCCTCGTCAAGGTTTGAGTTGGCGAACTCTGCCATATCTTTGGTCAACATTGGTGAGACGATGATGTAAGCTCCGTCCCAGCCGTCAATCAGTTTACCGATATCTACTTTCTTGTTAAGTGCTAAACGTCCCATATTCCTCCTTATTCTTATTAAGCGTTGTAGTTTGCTTTGGTGTTGGTCAAAACTGCCTCAATAGCCTTGCCCTTGGTTGCGTCTAATTCGATACTGAACGATAACGTCTGCTCAATGACTGCGTCTAGGTCGTTTGAGGTACTCCATTCACTCACTCGAACCTTTGGCGCTTTAATCTTGATGCCAGGGTGAGACTTCGTACCGATTTGAACCTGCTTGTTCTCAATGCTCACTTCCATAGCCTGAGCGGTGTTGTTGTAGTACTTGTTCTCCCAGTCTTGGTTTGTGTAAATCAACACCATCTCGCCTGTAAGCTCATATGCTCCTGTATGGATGTCTGTTATGTCGATAGAGTCGTTGCATGCCAAGTATGTATTCGCATTGCGGTTGATAGTTATCTTGAAGCTCTTACATGCAACTGGTGCGGCTGTTGCCAATCCAGCCTCGTCGTTCGCCATCTTTACGGATAGGTTGCGACTTGTGAACTCGTTCTCCTCGATAAACGCTACGGTGTTTGAGGTGTCTGTACCCATCTTTGCCAGAATATCGCAGTTCACCTTTACCCAATCGCCAGCCTCCACGGACAGTTCCACCTGACTCAAAGTACCCAAAGCGTGGCGACGGTCTGAGTTAGGGTCTTTGCGTGCAATAGTCATAGTCGGCGGTGTTTGTAACTGGTTAATCGTGAATGAGTGTTCATACACGGTAGCGTCGTCCGTTTTCTTCTGTGAACTTACTGTGCCGAAAATGTTAGCTAACAGATATCCAACTCCGATGTCAGTTACTTTACCCTCTAACTGTCCCTCTGCCCACTGAGAGACGATTGCTGAGTCGTTAATCTTCTCAACGCGTCCCATTGCGCTTTCGTTCTGAATAGCTGTGGTTTTGCGACCAAAACTCAACGATAAGTGCCTGAACCAGTAGCTCGGTGCTACCGCTGTGCCTCGGGTGGTTTCGTTTCCAACTCCGACTGATACTCGCCTACCAATAAACTCTGCCATTTATTTGTTCTCCTTTTGTTCGTTTTTATCTTCTATCGCTTGTTCCAAGCTCTCTGCTTCCACCACTTCGCCAGTCTCTGGCATAAAGTATTTTCGTTTGGGGGTGATGAGTTCTTGTGAGATATCTTTCTTTTTCTTTTCGTCCATATTTCTCTTTCCTTTTCCTCTTTATCTTACTACACTTTGCGTGAATATTTAACAGTTACGGTCATTCTGAACACTAGATTGATACCGTTATTCATCTCTAACAGTTCATAACCTCCGTATGTAACTTGGGTTTGCAACACGTTGACCAGGTTCTCCCAGTCGTATTCTTGTAATTTGTCCATGATGAGGTCTTGTAGGTCATACATAGTGTTGTACGCTTCCTCCTCACTCTCTGGGGTTTCGGTCATTTCTATGTGAGTTAAGAGGGTGAACTTCGCCATTCTCTCGTCGCTACGGTTCGTCTCGGTCTCGTTGTCCACATCATCGGGTAAGACGCGGATTGAGGGGTAAGCCTCGAATATCTGGAAGCTCGAACCTGCCACCTCCTGGATTTCCGTCCCGTTTTCGGTAGGTTTGAGGGTTTTTAAGGCTCTCACCAGTGAGTTCTTGATATCTTTGGTTATGAACTGCATATTTCTCTTTCTCCTTTCATAAAATCTTCTCTATAATCTTATTCATTCCGCGGTTAAAATCGTCCAGTACTTCACCGTCCACATCTGACAAGGTTCTCTGCAAGTATGGATGTGGCTTCGTTCCCTTTTTCGCAATCGCTCGTTGCATTGCGTACGGATTTATCCCTTTCATTCTCGACCATTGATACAAGGGCGTTCCTCTTTTCACAGACACCCAGTGTGGCTTCGTTCCGTATTCGTGAGGGGCTGCGTGTTTCGCTGCTGGATAGACTGAGACGGTCAAAAAGTTCTCGAACGTGTACCTGATTGACTTCCTGAGTTCACCTGAGACGCCTACATTCACTCTTCTCCGCATAATCCCCTGGGTTTGGATACCAGCACGCTCTAACATTGAGTGCGTTCCCTGCTTGATAGTGTCTGGGGCGCGTCCTAAGGCTGTCTGAAAGGCTCTGTCGTCAATCTTGACCCGCATATCATTTTCCCTCTGTCGACGTACAGGCAAGCTCTAAATGGCTCACAGGGGGCTGGTTCACATACCGCTTAATTCCCTGAACGTACATTGTAAGACCAATCACCTCCAACTTGTCGCCTGATTTCACGTCTGCGTTCACATCACAGTACACAGTATAAGCCTGTCCTATGTCGTATCCATTCGCCACCGCGTCTTTGTCAGACATTGGCTGAGCTAAACATTTAATCACAGAACCAGTTTCAACGTAACGCCTCGCAATCCCCGTCCCGACTTGTGATTTTCGGAAGACTTTGGCGCTGTGGTTCAACAATAACATCACACTCTCCTTAGTCTGTACGCGTTCAGTACCATCGCAACCGAACCCTGCTCGCCCACTCCTGAGCCGCTCTGTGAGCCGCCAGAGACATTTCCTGTACCCGAACCGTATGTTACAGAATAACCGCCCGTAGACGCACTAGAAATCGTTTTAGAACCATTCTTGTTATTCAGGTTGTCCTCAATCATCTGAGACGCAGCTAATAACACGTCCGTCGGCACTTCTCCGTCGTCATACTGGGTTGTGTACTTCACTTTCACTTGGTCATAATCTCCACGGTCGCCCTTGAACGACGTTCCTGTCGTGCTTAACACAATCCGTCCCTGAGAGTTCCAACTAAACTCTTTGAGTCTCTCACCTCGCACTTCCACGTATTCTATCGACTTAATGTCCACATGAGGCAAGAATACGACTGGGTCATAATCTAACACTACTTCAAAGGTCTTTGGCTCTCCGAACACCCGTCCAGTGTAGCCCTCAATCCATCTATTTACTGCCTCAACGTGCAACTTCATACGTTCTCCATCTTCCATAGAGAACGTCTTTCCCGTGATTTGCTCTAATTTCTCTACCGTGATTGCTCCCATAAGTTCATTCCACCTTTCCTGGGTATTTTCTTCTGATTATAGCAAAAACTGCCCATTGTGGCAGTTCATGCTTAGTAGGTTCTCAGTGCGTTTTCACACTACTTCTTTTCTACTTTCTCTTCTACTTTTTCTTCAGCTTTCTCAGCCTTGACTTCAACATACGGCGTTTCGATATCGCGTGCTTTAACAGCTTCATCGACGCGTGCTTGTTCGTCGTTGCTCAGGTTCACCACATCACCTGTGCAGTATGGGTAGATATCAGTATTGAACTTTACTAACATATTTCCTCCTTGATTGAGGGGGAAGTCTCCTCCCCCTGTTTACTATTTAACCTTGGTCAATTTTGCGAAGCTCTCGCTCATGATTGGCAAACCAGCCACTCGCTTGAAGATAACAAGGCTAATCTTGTCGCTCTCAAGGTCTGTACCTGTCGTACCAAACTTGATACGTGTAGCCTCACGGTCGCCGATTAGGTAGTTCTTAAAGTCGCCGAACCATATTTCTGTCTCGTTCGTACCTGTACCTAGGTTCTCTGGGATTTCAGAGACTTCGTACACTGGTCGTCCTAACAGAGTTGCAGGTGCACCCTCGGTCAAGCTTGGCAAGTAGATTGGTCGACCTGCGTTGTCTTTCAAGGTCATAATCAAGCCTAGAGCCTTAGTGCTTACTACGAAGACTGAGTTTGCACGGTAAGCCGCGTTCACTTTCAGGGTTAACTTAACTAGGTCGTCCCAAGCAAGTGTTGCACCAGCCTGTTGAAGTTCAGCAGGTGTGATTTTTGAGCTACGGAAGCCAAACGGTTTGCCGTTTCCATCGCCACCTACGAACGCTGCGTTCTCGTTGATAGCCAAGCTCAATGCGAAGCGGTCTGCTACAAAGTTCTGAAGACTTGGAGTTACAGCGGTGTCTGCCAAGCTCTCGTATGTGAACTTACCAAATCCACCCAGTTTGTGAGCTTTCATCTTAGCAACGTCAAAGGTTTGCTTGCTCTCGGTTGGGGCTACACCCTCACTTACCCAGTAGGTTGTTGGCAACGTACCCTCGAGAGGTAGTGTCAAGTTTGCTGGCATATTTGACAGAACAGTTGCGATTTGGCGGATTGGGCTTAACACTCGCAACTTCTCACGGATTTGTGTGTCCAAAGTTGTAGGTACCAAGTATCCACCGTCAGCGTCCGTTCCGATACTCTGACCCTTAGCCTTGTAGTCCTTCTCAAACTCTGAGTTCAATTCTCGCAATTCGGCTACGTCCTTGTTTGCCAAAGCCTTGTAAAAACGGCTGTTCAAGTCTTTCTCGCGGTCTGCTTCCTTGGTTTCCTCACCCTTACCCACGACTGCGTTTTTTGCTGCGACAGCTGCTGCTTCTTTTGCTTTCTTGGCTGCCAATTCTTTGATTGTCATCTATTTTTCCTTTCTTCTATTTTTCTTGTTCTTCTTTGAGGGCTTTTGCGAACTCTTTCGCGAATTCCTCTTCTTGCTCTGGAGTTAGCTCGGTGTCCTCATCTACCTCATCAGCCCCAGAGTGGTCGTTCTCGCCCTCTTTAGCTGTGTCAGTTTCAGACTTCGCCTGCTTTTCACCCTCGGCTTCCTGATTGTCGGTCTCATCTTCGTCAGCGTCCTCGTTGCTCTCCGCACCGACCTTGTCAGCTATTGCGTCCAGTTTTTCAATAACTGGGGCAAACGCCTCGTTGAAGGCAGTTCCCAACGCCTCTGTAATCTTCTGAATGTCTTCGTCGCTCATTGTTTTTGTGTTCCTTTCTTGTTCTTCTTTATTTTTATCACTATCTAGCTCTTCTTGCAACAGTTGAGCCTCTTTACTCATAGAATCAATCATGAACCGTGCGTCTTTCCGTGAGATTGTCCCGTCTTTGTACGCTAACGCTACCGCACGTGGATTGGCAGGAATAGGCACAATAGAGAACTCTAGCAGTTCGTTGTCGGCTAAAACGTCCTTGTCGTCATCGCTCGTCTTAAAGGTCTTAGGTATGAACCCGACGGATACAGTACGCAGAATACCAGCTTTAACTTGATTAAACACCATGTCAGCTTTCGGATTTATTCCCTCATCGCTGAACTTCACGGTAGATTTGGTGCGGGTTACGTCGTCATCGCCTTTCTCTGTTTCTAGTCCTAGAGATGTTCCTAAGACGTTCTCTGGCTCGTCGGGATTGTGTCCCCAAAGCACTATAGGATTATTCTTGTAGTTCTCGGTGTCCCATGACTGCTCAACTATCTCGTCCATACGGTCAACTTGGTCGTCAGAGATGATGAACTGAGCCGTTCGTTCTTTCTCATTCACAGAGACTGATTTTGAGGTGAATAGTTTGGTGATTTTTCTCATGTTCGTTTTTTGTTCTCCTTTCCCTTAATCTTACTACAAATCTTTCATCACGGGTAGTAGCACACAGCGACATCTCACATGCAAAGGTTGGTGTGCGATATCCTCATAGTTGAAGTTCAACACTGCGTCGGTCTTGTTCTCTCTCGGCACTACCATGCTGTCGCCCTTGTTGTAGAAGTTGTCGTCAATTGAGACTGTCCTGTTGTGCATAGCCCCGCAAAACTTACACACTCGTTCGTCTTTACTCGTATACCAGCGTTTGGCGGTTACCTGTCCCGACTGCCTCCACGCTTCCACATCTGCAAAGCCTTGACTTCTGGTGGTTTCACTCTCGGCTATCTTGTAGGCTCGGTCTTGTGCGGCGTATCCGAATATCTCGTTCACTTTCTCGGTCAGTTCATGAATGCTGTCCCCGTTCATCATTCCCTGAGACAGGGCAGCTCGTATCTGTTTCTTGGTCTCGTCGGTGATGGTCTTTGAGGCTTTCAGTGGTTCGGCTTCCAAGAACCTCTGTATCCTGAGTGAGAATGGGTCAAAATCTGGTAAGTCGGTCAGGTTCAACGCTTCCAGTGCGTCTTTCCCCGTTTCCTCGATTATCATCGTGTAGATATGCTTCATCGTCTCCGCGAATTCCGATTGGTACTTCTCCCAGTCCGCCATGTCGTCCAGCATTTCCTTCTTTTGCTTCTGTGAGGCTGTAGGATACGTTTTGAGGGCGTTTCCCAACCATTTCAACACATCTTCCCTCTGAGCGTTAAACATCGCCTTAGAGGCTCTTAGAATGAGGTTCTCGTAGTTCCTGGCTCTCCGCGTGTACAGTATGGATTTCGCCTCGCCTATGGCTTCTATCTCGTCTTCATCTTTTTTTAGGCTTTTCTCACCCTCCTCTTCCTCGGGTGTAGTCTCGGGTGTAGTTTGCGGTGTAGTCTCTGGTTTTATCAGGTCGGTCAACATGTCAATCGGTACTTCGTTAAGAGGTCGGTATAAGACCGCTCCTGCTCCATTCTCCAACGGTGGCAATCCTCGCTTCTCTCTGATTTCGTCAATCGTCAACCATTTGTTCACACCTTGAGTATCCTCTGCCAGGGCTTGGGTCTTATCTTCTGGTACTGGGTTCACAAAGTCTATTTCTAGTGCTGGGTCGTATTTCTCCACCAGTTCCACATTCAACAGTTCTTTCAGTCCTCGCACTCGTGGCAAGACTACTCGCTTTGCCATTGTATAATCTTGAGCCTCAGCGTTCGCTCGGTTCACATCCTCTGTCATTCCTACAATCGACGGTGAAGTTCTGAACATCGCAAAGATTTCGTCTTTTGAGAACTTTCTCGATTCTAGGAAGTCCAGGTCTTGCTGGTTCAGAGAATACGGCACTAGCTTAGCTCCGCCCTCCAGGATAATCTGCTTAAAGGCGTTATCACTTCCCGCATGAGCTTCGTCCATTTGCTTACTCAATCTCTGGTAGGTTTCGTCGGTCATGACGTCTGGTACTTCTAAGACTGCTGATGGTCGGGCTGCATTCGCGAATAAGCCTCGGTTCCATTCTCGCATACGATAATCTGTGTCTAACGCCATTGCTGAAGCCTTGATAATACTACGTCCTTGGTATGGATTGTCTGGGTCAGGGTTAATATCTCGAATAAAGCAGTCAAGCGGGATATCGCGTCCTAGGAAGTTCACCATGCTGTCCTCTCGACTTTCCCCCAGTTTCAAGTTCGCAAGGTGAGGCGGTATCACGTGTAAAGCATGAGGTATCTGGTTAGAGTCTGCGTCCATGATTTCGCCGTTCCGCATTTTCAGGATGTAGACTTCACCAGTTAAGTTCATGTACTGGTAGTACAAACTCCAGAACTGAGAACCTCTGAGCCAGCCGTTCGGTCTCTTCAGTAAGTCTAGTATTTCGTGGTCGAAGATTTCCTCACGGTCGCCATTCTTTTTTCTCTTGTAAAGTTTCAGTTCAATTGAGGCACACTCCTCGGCAATAGCAGAGTTAGCCGCAAACACCCAGCCTATGTTAGCTCTCAGTTGAGACTGTTTTGATGAATAGTTATTCACACGTGAGCTTCCACTGAAGTTCCCATTCAGATATTTGTCTAGGTCAATATGAGGTACGTCCTGGAATACTGTCCCTCCTATTAGATTCTTGATTACTCGCTGCATTCTCATGTCGTTTTCCTTTTTATTTTATCTTATATCTATTAGTATAAATCACAAAACTCTTATCTGATATTGCTTTTGTTTCTCTTGCCATAAAGCTAGTGCATTACTCCAGAAGCTGTCTCCGTGTCCGTCTACTGATTCAAAGGCTTGTAGGTCAGAGGTAACAGCTAGGATTTGGTCAGTTTGGCGTGTGTCGTTTATAAGCTCTAAGTTCCCACTTAAGACTATGGATTGCATGCTTGCTGCCATTGAATTCTTGGACTTCATACTGAAATGTACAGGTTTCATTTCTCGCGGTACAAGACCTTGTTCATTAAAGCCCTCGAATTCGCCTCTTGTGTCGTCATAGCGTAAAACATCAATCTTGTACAGTTCGATGGCGTGAGTGAGATATTCCAGTTGTTTTTTGTAGTCCCAACCGTCTAGCCATTTGCTTAATAATTGTTTGTAGTGCGTTCCGTCTTTGTCCTCCCACGTCTCGAACACAGAAAAATGGGCAGGGTGCGTGTGTTTGCCTATGTCATATCCCGCTACGACATCGTGAGAGCCGCTGTAAGACGCTTGGTTGATTAAATCTGGGTTCACACACGTCATGAGTTCTTTACGGCTTATATAGCTGTCCTCAGAGTATGAGGGCTTGGCTCTGTATTCCTGGTTGAATGACTTCTCTCCGATTGTACGTCTGATAGCCTCCAGTTCGTCGAAAGATTTCCACTCAGGGAATAGGGCTATACGGTTAGCCTCGTCTTTCATTGCGTCTAGGATTACTACGTCAAATCTCTCTCTCAGTCCCTCATCAAAGAAAAAGTCTGAGTACGTTTGAGGCGTTCCGACTACCCTACATTTCCCGTCTTTCTTGACCATAGCGTAGATTTCAAGTTTTATCACGTTGTTGATTTTGTGAATGACGGTCGGGGCTAGCTTGTTCTCTGGGTCTTTAAGGGGGTCGTCAATGTAGATTCTTTCGGCGTGAATACCGCGCTTAAATGATAATAATCCCTCGGGTACGAACCACACCCTAGCCTTTCCGTTGTGAAAGTCCACGGTAGACATCGACTGAGTGTTTAGGTTAGTGCAAAACGTGAAGAACGGGTTAATCTCTATCATTCGCTTGACCTTTGATAAATGATACGAACTCATTCCCGCTTGATAAGAAAAATAATGACCCTCAATGTCTTTCTCAGCTGTAAAGATGTCATACATGATTTCCGCATACAGGCGGGTAGATTTGAAGTGGTCTCGGGCTGTAACGTCCATTGTCCAGTCATACTCTTCCAGTCTATCCGCCACAAAGTCGATGTATTCACCTGTTACAAAATGCTCAAAACTCGCCTTAAAAACATGATTAACAAAGAACTTAAATCCGCCTGGCTTTTTACAGCGTCGGCGGACAAGCTCTATTTTGGCTTTTGCCTGTTTCTGGGTCATCGGAACCACGACCGCTCCTACTCTTCTTCAGTAGCACTTGCACCGTCAGCAATTTTCTTCAGTTCATCGTCGGTGAGATTGTCGAACGCTTCCACTTGTCTTATTTCAGATTCTGTACGTGTCGCGAACTCCTTACGCTTCTTCCTCTCTAGTAACCATTGAGCTGTTTTCACATCCTCTTTCTCCAGAGATTTCACCACGACTTGACGTGCTAATAATACAGGTTTCTCTTTAAGTCCTGCCTTTTCCTCGATGAACTCGGGATTGGCATTTTGGTAGTTGTAGAGTGTCGATAAAGCCACATCCGCATAAACACAGGCTTCTCTGTCTGAGCAACCGATACTAAAAGCTTGACGTAGTTTCTGTAGTTTCTCGTCAGTCATGGTTGACTTTCTTCCTGCTGTCATGACTAAAATCCTTTCTCAAGATGACGGTTAGTGAGAATGTCTTTACGGCTCATCTCAAACGTCTCAAGGCAGTGTGGACACATGATTTCAAGGGTAGCGTCTTGTCGTTCCTCTGATTTTTTCTCAAACTGTTCTTCTAGCTCTTTCTCTTTTTTCTCGACTTGCTCGTCGGTGATTTCAAAGTCTAAGTCTTTAAAGCCTGCCTCTAGGTTAATCTCAGGGAAGAATGACTTCACCGTTAATGGGTCGATAAACTCTTTTAGTTCCAAGGTGAGGTTGTCAATGTCCCAGTTTGAGTACTCGCTGGTCTTGTTATCAACCACTCGGAATTCTTTAGCTTTCTTCTTGTCCATTTCTGAGACGATTACAGCCACGGTGTCGAACTTTTTGTATAGTTTCCCATCTTTGTCGCTATTGAGCCTCTGAAGTGCCTTAAAACGCGTATGACCAGCTATTATGACGTTATCTTTGTCCACAATGATTGGCACTTGGTACCCGTAGGTCTCGATAGACTCCATAACTTTCTGAACAGCCTCATCATTATTGTCTCTTGGGTTTCGCCAGTAAGGCTGTATCTTACTCAGCTTAATTTGCGTCAGTTTGTTTGTCGGCGTTTCCATTTTTCTTCTCCTTTTCTTTCCATTCTTTTTTGTATTTGAGCTGTTTGTCTGTCTCCCACGACTTTCCATACTCAACGTCTTCAAATAGTTTACTAAAGCCTGTAATGTGTTTCAATCGTGCTAACTCTTCCGCCTCAAGCCCTAGCTCTTTACAGATTTCTTGGTCGCTCTTCCCGTTTTGAAGCATATCGAAAACGATTGTACTCATACCCGCGACTGAGTGCTTGCCTCTCGCTCGGTTGTGTCGAACTGTAGACGCCATACGTTCGTTGATATCTTTATCCAAAACGACGCACGGAAGATATCCGTTATTCAGTTCATAGATATCTTTGTTAGTCCTCATAGTCGTGTAGCGGTGGAACCCGTCCACAATGACATACTTACTATTTTTTTCTAACTCCGTGGTTTTTAATTCTTTCTGCTCGAATGCTGTCAACAGAACGTCCAAGATGTTTTGCCAATTCTTTGTCGGGCGTATTCTTCCAGTTTCGTGAAATATATTCACGCTCAGTATCAGTCCACTTTCCTTTGTAGAGTCCCCCGTTTTTAGAGCGAAAATGGTCGAGAGCCTCTTGTGCTTTACTTCTTTTGGTAAATAGATATTCAATGCAATTCTCAAGTACCCATTGACACTCTCCCACTTGCTCGCAATTCCAACAGTAGATTGTGCTATCACCTTTATGACCTCTGCTTCGTCTTTGAATACAAACTCTTCCAATTCCCCACAAACTAGTGAGCCATTCTGCAAGCTCTTTTCCCATATTAAGTTCCGATTGATAGATTTTGACTGCATATCTATTTGCTTTTCTGTTAATGTAGATACTTCCATCCGCGTCAAGGAAGCCTGCCGTGTAAGCAACAACCCATTCTGGAGGTTGTTTATAGCCCTTAGTACTTGTAAGTTTGCGTCTCCGTCGTCTTGTGTCCATACAGATATTATATCCTTACCAAGTCGTAAATTGCAACTACCATTTTCTATACAGACAACTGGCATTGTGTACGTGTCGTGGAAAATTGACAGATATAAAAGCCTCATCTCATTACGGGCTACAGCGTTTGGGTTGTAGTCGTTAGCTTGCACTTGTTCAATCGGTATGAACTTCACATTAGCTACCGCGTTGTGCTTACAAAACTCTGGCAGGTGTGAATTGTCTACCTCGTAAATTGGGCGTTTCTCGGTGTTCTCTTTTTGTTCTCTTTTAGTCATAAACTTTCTCTCCTCTCATTCGTCTACGTGCTAATACTTGGTGTGGATTATTCTCCCAGTTTTTAAGCTTCGTTAAAGCGTCATCGTTATTCACTATTGAGTTCACATGAAGCTTATACAGTTCTTTGTCAGGGACGATACCAGCATAAAGCCTCTCATGCTCGGCGAACTTTCTGGCAAGCTTGTTCTTTAGCTCGTCATTGTTGACTATAAGCTTATCCAGCAGATAATCCCTGTACTCTTTCCAACTCGTGAACATGAACGGTAGTTCTTTCACCCAAAAATCTTCAAAGCCCATCTTGGCGGCAGTGTCTACACCGTTGAGCCTCGCTACGACTCTGTTGTAAGTGTCTGCCTCAAACTCTTGTAAAAAGAATAGCGACCTCACCGCGGTAACGTGAACAAGGCTCGACACTCGCATGTCTCTGACTGAAGTTCCGTACTGGTACATCACGTCGTAAAGCTTAGAATAAGTCCAGCCGTTGTCGTGAATGGCTTTCCAAACATCAACATAGCTCCAGTCGTAAATTGGATAAAATGTATACTGGTCTTTACCTTTGAGCCTCTTACCCCAAGTAATCCACTTATAAGTTACAAGATTAGTCAACCCTGTAAAGCGCGTCGGTGATTCTTCAGTGCGAACTCCGCCCAACATTGCTACCCGTTGACCTGCGAACTCTTTAGCTATAACAGCGTCGTACATTTCGCTAAATCTATCCACTCCGTATGTATTCTCTTTGATAGAGATAGGGTCTTTCTCGTGTATCCACTTGTCTTTTTCGTTCTCATCCCAAGCGTGGAGGAAAGCTTTTTCTTTGTCTTGTGCCGCGGTGGAGTTGAACATCTTAAAGGGTACTTGTATACAATACGGCTTCACCCTCGGGTCATACATCACTTCCCTCACCACGTCTATTGTAGACTGCCACTCCGCCTCTTGGTCTATGAACAATACAGGCAACGGAAGCCTCCCCAGCTCCTCCGCGACTTCCAAGGCAAGGTGGAAAACTACGACGCTGTCTTTACCTCCGCTGAATGCTACTACGACATTCGGGAAGTCCTCAAAAAGCTCTCGAATACGTCTCTTTGAAGCTTCATAAACATTCTCTTTTGAATAATATTTCATTTTCCTCCTAAATCCTTTTTATATATAGTATGACAGTTGCAACCGCCACTACAAGTCTCACATAAATCACTGAACCATTTCGGTATTTCTTCAGGTGAGACTACCTTGAAGCCCCTTTCCTCAAGTGCTACTGACCTAGCAGGCTTAAATAGTATCACGCTTTCAGTCTCGACCTCTCCCATAATCTTGTCAAGCATAGTGTAGCCAATTCCTCGCCCTCGATATTCTGGATGAACTACCTGAGCTCCTATTTCCGTGAACTCACCTAAAACGCCTGTGATTGCGATATGTCCTATCGTCTTTTCGTCGACTGCTAAAACTGACGTGTCGTATTCTTCTCTCGGCTTTAGCATTCCATCAGTTAAGTTGCGGTTCAAAAGCTCTACGGTTTGACTATCTAGCCTCCCGTGATTGATTCTATACTCCATCTCACCTCTTTCTATTCTTCAAGTGCATAGCTCTTGCAAAAGGTGTGAGGTCAGAACTTATAGGCTCATGGTGATTATTTCCCTCAGTTGCATACTTGTCTTTCTTGGCTCTCTTATAATCGAATATTTCAGGATGAGGCACTACTGCGTCGTGCTTGTGTCTCCAGTCTTTCAGCCCTCCCTTGGTTACGACAGCGTGAACTATCAAAGAACCTAAATATCTGTAGTTTTCGTAACCGTTCACATAAGCCTTTGCTGATATCTCAGAGTCTTCGTATCCGATATTATCTGGCATAGAGATTATCAAGTCTCGAATACGCCTGCCAAAGACCATTCCTCCTGCCGTGTGAACTATGCTTTGCTTTATGAATTCCGACTTCATCTTGGGTATCTTTTTTTGAGCTAATTCAAAAGTGCGTCCCCAATTCCCAGAGACACAGCCTACAAAATCATACTTCATAACCATCTTAGCCATCGTGTTGTAGTTTTGAGTTGGTAAAATTATCATGTCATCGTCTAAGTTGCAATAGACGTCATAGTCTGATTGATAACACAGCTTGCGTCCTCCGAAGCAACCTAAGGGCTTCTCAGAGGTCTTGAAGACAGTTCTGTCCGTCAATCCCAATTCATCAATAAAACGTCTCATATCGTCTCTCTCAGCCTCTGAGTAGCATTGAGCAGCTATGAGAATATCCCAGGTGTCGTCCACCTCGGCTTTGATAGATTCTAATAATCTTTTTAGCCCCTGTATTCTGTTAGGAACAGTCGGGATTACAAAAGCTTTAGTCGCCATACACCCTGTCCTGTTCTCCCTTTAATGACCTGTTGAGTATCCACTCCGCGGACATAGGCTTATTGCCTGTCCAATACTTATGTCCGTTCACCTTATAGACTGTAAATGTTGCTCTGAAGTATTGCTCAGGCTCGCCATTGTCTCTTATGAACTGAACCGCTTTTTCGTATTCTGCCCGTCTCGGGTGGTTCGCCTTACAAACTATGTATTCGTGAGGGGATTTCTTGGCGTAAGTCTTGGCAAACGTCCAGTCCCAGCTCTCCACAAACTTTATAAATTCTTCTTTTGTCATTTTCCCTCCTGACTTAGCGCTGGGCTACACGTACTAGCTGATATGTTACCTCGCCCTTGTAAATACCAGATTACGTTCGAGCGGAGGGAACTCCATAGCCCAGCTGGTTTTATGATACAGCAAAATACCAAAGCCATACAGTAGCCCAGAATGTCGTCAAAATCGTCAAGACGGTGATTATCCATTTTGCGATGTTCAACGCGTTACAGAGCCTCTCACGGCGTTGTAGCACCCGTTTTTCTTTGAGTTGTTCATCGCGTACCCAAGCTCTGGTTGATATAAAGGTGGTTGTGGTGTTTATTTCGTTCATATTCTTAGTTTATATCATCGTGCTTATGTTGTCAACACTTTTATTCAAAAATCATATTTTTTGCGTCTGTTATCATGAACTCACTGAAAGAATCGTCAATATTGTCAGTGTTTAATCTCTTGTCAGATACGATTGGGCATCCGAACCTTTTCTGCTCCATGTACATATATAGCCAAGCCTCACTGATAGCATATTGTTTTCTGTGCTCTGCTGGTTGATATCTCCTCAAGAATATGACATTAACGTCTCTGTCTAATTTATGTATATAGTCCAGTTTCTCATTCAGGTAAAATCGACTAAGGTCGTTTCCGTTTGAGCTGTCAATCCACATAAAGCCAATTTCTGAAGACCCTCGCTTGAATTGTGGATTATCTTTGTAAAAGCTTTCCCAGTATCTACGGAAGATTTTGCTGTTTGAACAAACTACTAAATTAGTCATTGGCTTTCTCATAAAGCACCCTCTCAATTCCCTTTACTTTTTCCGTGTAGTATTCAATCTTTTCTATCAATTCGTATGTATAGATTTTTTCAGTTGATTTTGAACGTCGGTCAAGCTCTTGTAGTTTTGAGTAACCGTAAGTTTTAATCATGAATAAAGCGTACGCGGTGTAGTTTCCCTTTAAGAAAATATTACAGCGTTTGCAATTATGATGAGCCAGTCCGTCTGCTATAAATGTGCCTGTGGACGTTTGCACTGCGTAAACTCTCCTAGGCTCGACTTTTTTGATTGACTTTACTCGCATAACTTCTCCTCCTTCCTGTGACTAAATGAGCTACTGTCGAATACGGCATTCCGACTTGTTCTCCAGCTTTTTTGTATGAAAGCCCACTTTTGACTAGTGATATTACTGTTAGACATTGTTCTTTGGTGTATTTTAGACTTCCTCCGCTGTCTTTTAACGACAACACAATTCTTCCGTTATCAATGGCGTGTCTCATATTTTCTTTATGGCTTACCCATTCAAGGTTTTCGATTGAGTTATTTTGTTTATTGAAGTCTTTATGATTTACCTCTGGCTTGTTTTCTGGATTTGGTATGAAAGCACTAGCTACAAGTCTATGCACCTGATAGTTTCCGTTGGTAGTTCTTGCATAATAGTATCCTTTTTTGTTTTTTTGGACGTGTCTTTTTCTTAGCGTGCCGTCATCATGATAAGTGCTAGAACTCCACACAGTGCCGTTCTCGGCTATGTACCATTTAGTATGTTTCGTCTTGTCAAATAGTGCTTTTTTCATAATTCAAAAATATCATACGTAGATTGACCTTGCAATACATACATATGCTTTATGTATTCCCACTTACCGTTCGCAACCACTCTATGGTCGCCTGTAGCATAGAACTTGTCGCCGTTCTCCATTTCAACTTCGTATAGTTCGCTAGGTATAAAGCTATCGACATTTTCAACAACCGCAACTTCAGGCTCAAAAGTGTTTTTGTCAAAAGCCCACAATTTATCTCCAACTTTAACATCTGCTATGCTTTTATTCGTGCCATTGAACATTCTAAGCTTGCTGTCCTCTGTCAAACACTGTGGGTGTACGTTATCTTCGCTCCACCTTGTCGCATACTTCCCTCGTGAGATGTAGTGTCCAGCGTCCATCTTGGTGATATCTTGGACTACTCCACAGGTACAGCACTTATTAAGTATTCTGCGGTCGGGGGTGATTTTCGCACCCCGCAACCTTACCCATTTTGAGAAGATTGAGTCTAATCGTTTGACGACCTCTCCTCTGGTCATTTTCTTATTTTTGATGTTAGTCTTCATAATTCTCCTTGATGAACTTCCTCGCCTGTCTGAATGTTCTAAATCTACCCAGTATTTCCACCTCGCCGTCAACTCTTGCCAGCTCGATGTTGTGTTTTCTCAGTCTAGCCACATCCGCATACAGTTTTTCAATCCTCTTAGCTTCTTCTGGGGTGATACACGTCTTTATCTCTTCGAAGTGAGGCGGTATTCTTAGGTTCACAATTGAGAAAATCGCACCGCTCGCTTCCCAAGCCTCTTGTCGTTTCGGGTCTCCAGTACTTAATCGTTTCATCTATTTGCTCCCCAGCATGCAACCTATGAAGTTCTCGGTTTGGTCTTCGAATATTATCTTTTTGAGGTCTTTCTCAAGCTTGTCCATATCGTTATCTATTTGGTCTTCTCGTAACAATTTACTGCCAATCACGACGTTGAACTCGTTGTTGTATTCTTGCTTGATTATATCCTCCAGATTGGTATTGTTCCAGAATTGACTGGAGTTTCCATAGCCAAAGGGTTCAATCGTAGGCGAATTCTCTCGAAATTTGAACTGACAGCGTCTGAAAAAATCAGAGTGTGTAGCAATTGCTATATCGTTTATATTAAAGACCTCATCAAACTTCTTGACGACTATCTCGCAGTGTGAGTTGTCATTTGTATACATAACAGTAACCGCACACCGAACCTGGTTAGTTTCCAACCAATCTACCAGCCGTTTTACTCGCTCAGAGCGTTTATTTATTAGCTCGTGATTGACCCCACAGCTTGCCATAGCTGGTATCAAAATGTTTACTCGCTTAGAACGTGGATTTCCGTTGTACATATTTCCGAAAGTCTCTGGTATCCCCTCGACGTATCTGCCCATGTCGATGAAGTCTCCCGTAACGTCATACTCTATACTCATACCAGCACTGTCTCCGCCCAAAATCTTGTCGTCTTTCTCGATGAAGTTTGCAACCTTAGACGGATTATTTTTGAAAGTGTCTATCGCCTCATCGTAAGTATCGAAAAAGTAGAAGTCGTCTTTACCCCTCCTTTGAGAACTGTTTCCATACCTCCCAGTCTTCAAGCTCGTCTCTGTCAAAGCGTTTAAGAATATGTCGACACCCTCGAACTTTCCACAAAGCTCTCTGATTTCAAGATATTTTAGGTTCGTCTTGGTTCTGTTGCCGACCCTGCCAAAAATGTAGCCGTCCCCTCGCTCGATATCTGCCAAAGTGTTATAGTCTATCAGTTCCATAAACACCTACCAGATTATCTCAGCCTCTTCTGCCTCGGCTGTTTTGTGAGCTTTCTTAGTTTCGGAAGTTTCGTCCCATTTCTTCTTAGCTATGTCTCGAAAACGCGACTTCTTATCATTTGGTAAGTTTTCCACAATCACAGCATTTAGAACAGTTTGAAAATCAAGCCCGATGTTCAATAAAGAACAGCCTTTTATAGTAGCTCGTGGCGTTACCAAAGCCCGAATACCGTCTTCCTCGATAGTCTTTCTCAGTTCTCGCACGACCTTGAGCCATTTCTTGCCAGTGTCTCCGTATGACTCTGCCATTTTATCTTCCAGCTTTTCATCAACGTCCCAGACTAAGACGGCGAAGCGGTCAAGCGTGGCAGCGTCCAGTTGGTTACGACCTACATACATACGGTTAGCACCGTTTCCGAACGTGTTAGCAGAGGCAATAAAGACAAAGTCCTTGTGTCGTTCCACCATTTTGTCTGGAAAGGCACAGAAGCCGTTAGACAGTGCCGCATTGACCTGGATAAGAACGTTAGCGTTGCCAGCGTCGATTTCGTCCATCAAGAATACCCCGCCCTCCTCATACGCTTTACGGAAGAGTGTCGGCACGTAGCCTCCCGAAGCGTGCATGTAGCCGATTATGTCTGATTTTGATGTTTGAGCACCTACAGACATTGTATAGTGCTTCAATCCCAACGCCTCAGCGACCTGAGAGGCAGCGTGCGTCTTTCCAGTTCCTGCCATTCCGACCAACATTACAGGTATTTTCTGCGAAGCCATAACAATCAGGTTATCCAGAGACTTGTGGCGTAAGCCTTTAACCTCGTGAATCTTGCCATCATACTCAACCTTGACAGGCGTGTTTTCTTTGATAGATTTCTCAGCATTTTTTACCAGTTTTTTCAGCTCTGGTATTTCGCTTGATATTTTACTGTCGATTTTATCTGAGACTGTTTTGTCAATCTCATCTAGTAGGGTGTTTAGCCCAGAGAAGTTCGCCATAGTTCCTATGTATCTCCAATTTTAATTTAATAAAAGAAAGGTACGACCGTTTGCAAGACGGCAGTTTTTTGCAGTATTTTTTAATCTTCTTTTGGAAGTTCTCTCAAAACGTCAAGACATGCAGTTAATACGCATAGAGTTTTGTAAACGGCTGTAGTTTCCTCTTCCTTGTCTTCTTGAAAAACGTCAAAAACAGTTTCGCCGATATCGCTCGCAAGTGCGATAGCTTCCAATCTCGACAATCCAAACACAGTCTCGGCAGTCATAACAAGAACAGCTTTCATATCGTCTACCTCCTCAATTTCGATTTCTTCGTTGATGAGTGTGTCAGCTACCATCAAGACTCGTATTGCGAATTTCATTTTCTTTGCAGTGTCAGAGTCTTTATCGTGATTTTTAAGCATTGTCGACGACAGCGCGTCAGCTTTTTGACGTAACTTAGGCTCCGCACTCACTGCCTCTTTTAGTTTTTTCGCGAGACTTTCGATAAGCTCAAGTGCTTCCTCTTTTTCGGATTTTTTAGAAGTGATTTTAGGCATAAATTGCCCCCTTTCTGGTGATTATTTTTGATGTATTCTTAGTATAACACGACCGTGCTTAAATTGCAATATGTTTTTTAAGTTTCGTTTAAGTTTCGATAAAATCTAATTCATAACTTTCAAGAATCATCTCTATCTTTGCGTTCCTCAATTTTTGAGCGACGCGTCTGTATTGATTTCTCAACCGCTCTCTTGAGTACGCTTGGGTCATGAAAACCAGTTTTTCTGCCACGGGCTTTGCCCCCTTTTCTACCTCTCTCACGAAGTGTCTCAGTGTCGATTGCATTTTTAGCTCCTCTCTTAAAGTTCCAGCCTCTTTGCCGTCGTTTCTGATTATCGTTTCCGACCTCCATTTTCTTTATCCCTTTCTAAATAATAACCGTAAGCGACCGCCGATATAATGCTGATTAGCCCTAAGACAAAGATTGTGATGAGAACGCCAACCAGACCTGTATAAAGATAGACTAACCCTAATCCGCTCGCGATTGTCATTATGATAATTGCTATAAACATATCTTCCTCCTTATAAGTAAGACTACGTAGATTATACTATACCCCGAAAATCCACATCACAAATCGTACTACCAAAGCCATAAAGATAGCTGTTAAAAATACGCATATGACCATTGCAAGGATTTCTCCGAATGTTTTGCTGAATTTTTTCATACTTATTCCTTTCTTATTCTTTTATTCTCGACCGCAAAAATGAGCAGACAACCCTTAAAGCGAGACCTGGTCATCTGTCCAGCTCTACGGTCGATTTGTTAATGTTCTAAACCATTTTGAGGACTTCCTCAAATTGGTTTTCAAGTGGGTACGATTTGTACCCAGTTAATTTCTCCACGATTTAGGATATTTTGGTATTCCTGAACTGTCTACGCAAAAATCTGCACTTCTATACCCGTTTTGCCAGACATAATCTTTACCAAAATGCTTTTGACAAACTTCGTCCCTAGACGGTACTTTTTCAGCCCCCATTGCGCTGAAGATGAGGAATATAAGGATTCCTATAGCCAACGCCATCCAGATAGTCGAAAAAATACCCACTTCCTTTAGCAGTTTATATGTTTTCAAAACAAAACCTCCTGTCCCCGCTCATCTTGGATACGTGATATAGCTAAGATGAGTTTTTCTAATTCTGAGTATCTGTCTAAGGCTCCGCTCTTCATTTCGGCTAAAGTTTCGTCGTCAAATGTTCTCAGTGTCTCAAGTTGTCGACACTCTCGACGCTCGTCGTCTTCTTTTATTGCTTCGTCTATTTCTCTAGGCGTTTCCATTTTGTTCTCCCATATTTTCTAGTGTAGCTCTGATATCACAGCCTACCGTTATTATTAAGTCGACGGCTTCCTCATACATCTTTGGTGATAGATGAACTCGTTGAAAATCGACTTCTTGAGTATGTTGGTTGAATTGCATATAGTCAAACACTTGAGCTTCTGGGAATAGAACTTTGTAAATCTTGTGTTGAATTCCGTTCGCATATGTAGATAACGGGGTTCTCCCTGTCTTAAAGTCTACCAGGTGCATTTCCCCATCCACAAAATGGCAGAGGTCAACTCGACCTTTCAGCTTCAGCCAGTCGGTGAGTTCCAATTCTCTTGTTAGCTCTGTACCCCACCTTTCCAAAGGTTCACCTCCGAATACTTTCGGTAAACATCCTGTGTTTCTGACTTCTTGCTCCCATTCTTTGTGTTTGTCAATTCCGTACTGAGCCGCCTCACTGGTTTCTCCCCAGTCTCCCTTGAGGGCTTTGAAGACGCCCTCGTAGTCGCCCGCAAGCCACCAGCTAATAAGTGAGTAACTAAGCTTAATATTCATCTTTATTTCAATCTGCTTATACTGATTTTCTTTTGGCGTTTAACTTTCTCTATCCCGTCTGGTAACTTTCCATCATGATTTTCTGCATAAGCTGAGACCAGCTCGGTGTTGAGTGAGTAGGTTGTTTTCGTCTTATAAAAGTCTGGTGAGGCGTTCTTCGGGTCGACCAGTTTGTACAAAGCTCCAAACGCTCGATATTCAACTTTGATTTTATCTCCCCTTACTCCAGAGAAGTCTGGGTTCAGTTTCAAGCCGTTAGTCTCGAGATTGCTCTTCACCTGCTCGATAACGTTATCTAGTTTGTCCTTGATTTCAAGCAGTTTTTCCAGTTTGTCCTCGGCTGTTTTATCAAAGACGAACTTCCCGCCATCTTTGGCTGTTATGACGATATCGTCTGTGTCGATTGTGATTATCATTGTTGACCTCCCAGACGTTGCATTGCCTCTTTTTTCGCCTCCGCCTTGTCCTCGTCTGAGGCTTGAGCGGGTGTGAAGTCCTCGACAATTTCGGCTTCCTCGTATACTTTGCCCAGGTTTGGGAATGCTGCCCGTAAGGCTTGAGCCTCCGCACATTTCGCTAACATAACCTCTGGGAATTTGCGATACATGTTTCCCAGGGCGCTATCTCCTGGATAATAGTCTTCCCATTGAGCTGAGCGTGAGGTTTTAATCGGTAGCCCGTCCACGACTTTTATCACAGTTACGGTCGCGGTGTTTGGTACTTTCTTGACCTTGCCGCTCACTTTGACGGTCAGTCCCGCGTCGTAGTCGAACTTTGGCAGTTCTGAGCCTCCGTACTTTCCCGACCTTTCAGCCACAGCTCGCATTCCGTCAATTCCTGTCTGGATTGTGAGCTTTCCGCCTCGATAAATGGCGTAGATTTCTTTACGGGCTGGGTTTAATCCTGTAGCTTGGCAGGTTTGAGCGTAGAAAATCATGTCTTCCATGCTCGGCTCTTTGCCTTTACCCGCAAACAATTGCTCTTTGATTAGCTCCAGCCACGCCTTGGGGCTTGCCCCTTGTGGTGCGAACTTTGCCAGCGTGTTCACGTCCATTTCTGGTGTTTTCTCCTTTCTGGTGATTTGATATTACGTCTTTAGTATACATCAACGTGCTTAAATTGTCAACATGTTTATTTTTGCTTTGTTTTTTCATAAGTACGTGTCATCACACAGCGTATATACCCTCTATTTACGTTTCTAACGCCCTCTGACGCGTTTTATTCTCTTTTTTGAGTATTTACCCGTTTTGAATTGTTAAAGTGCGTAGAGACGATTAGACGGCGGTATGGTAACGTTGCTTGTACATCTCGTTCAGTTTTTGAACTTGATATGGTTTTGGCAGTGAATGGCTTGGTGGTATCGGACTAGAATCAAACTTCAAATATGCAACTAAACATTCTCGACTGTTGATATCGCTCAGGTAGTAGTACCCAACACCAGCTTTCATATGAGCTATCGACTTGTCGTCAATTCCTTTTTTCAACGTTCGCAATACCCATTTCCCTCTCTTGTACATCTTGGTTCCCCCTTAAAAATCTATCGTAGACAAGTCCATTATCGTTCTGCCGTCTTTGTCTTTTTTAGCCTCGACCTCGTACTTGTTTGCCCATTCTTCAGTCCTCTCAGCGTTCTCAACCAACCAGTACAGGTCTTTGTTGTCGATTGACCAGCCACTCGGATTATCTCCTCTGTGCCAAGGTGATTTGGATATCGCGATGTAAGCTTGTTTCAATCGTTCCTCACCTAACTCTTCCAGTCTCTTCTTAAGTTTCCGCTTTCGTTTGTCGGTCAGTGCTATCCTGTCTGGGTTCTTTCCAAATAAATCACAAATGAAAAGATGGATGTGGTGCAAGTCGGCAGACTTGTACAAAGTCTCTGCCACAGCTCTTGGTTTTTTAACAATATCTTGTCCAGAGACTGGTACGGTTTTTCTTACTTTCCCCACATACTCTATACTTTCTTCTATGTTTTCTTCTATGTTTTCTTCTATGGGTACATTTTTACGTGCTGTAGAGTTACATTTTTTCGTATGTCTTGGTTTGGATTTTTCGTGTGTCTGAGTTGCATAGGTTTTACCGCGACCGTCGTTTTTAATACAGACAATGTAGCCCAGTCTCTCCAGCTTTCTCCTCGCGTCTTTCACAGACCGCTCACTTTTCCCCAAAAACTCTCCGCACTGCTCAGCACTTTCAAAATATTCTTCAAAAGCCGATATTCGTGCGTAAACAAGCTTCTCTGTGTCGGTTAGATTTTTATCACATAAGACATCCTCACTGATAACTATGTATCTTTTCCGCACGCCAACAGTCTTTAGCTCGCTCTGTAGTTCATCTGCATTCATTTTATACCCACTTATCTTTTATTTGCTTAAACTTAAAATGGGCTGCACTAATGGCAGCACGTGTACACTTTGTATCTTGAATACAAGCTCGTTTCACATCAATAATTCCCTCCTCCTTTAAGTGTTTAACAGCTCGTTTAGTCTGCGATATAGAATAGACCTGTCGTGTTTGATACTTCGTCATAGAAGAACCCTCCTTTCCACGAAAAAAGCCAGCCAGCCTACAAATCAAACTTATGTGCGTAAGTATAAAACAGGCGGCTGACTAGCTCATTTCGTTGTTCGATATTGATTGACCTGTTTTATACGCACATTTTTATTATACTACCCACGCCTCACAATGAAAATACCCGCTATTTCGCGTTCTAAAGCCCTCTGTGGCGTTTTGTTGCAAAAAACGAGTATTTATTCATCTCACGCGTCGCGACTTTCCAGACGCTCGTTTAATTTATCGCAGTAATCACCCAAGGTTGCTATACCATTGCTCAAGTTATCAATCGTTTTACACAAAGTTTGAATATACTCTAAAGTTTTCGCCTGGATTTGCTCTTGGTGTTTCACCTTCTCTTCCAAAATCTCAACCTTGCCCATCAACTTACCAATCTCATACGGCAGATTGAAGCCTTCATTTTTTGAGTTCATCTATAAACCTCTCTTCCTCGTCTAATTCGCGGTCGTAACAATTCGCACACACAGCATATCCAGTGCCAGCCTTGTTGTGGATGAATAGTGAAGTGTACATGTCGCCGAATTCGAACTGCATTCCGCACTCAGCACACGACACCTTGTCGTCCAGTTCCGCCAGTAGCTCAGAGCCAGCTGGTAACAGATAATCGTAGTATTTTTGAGCCTTAGGGTACCATTTCCTAGCCGTTTTCTCGGTTCTCAATATTTCCTCAAGCATTTTTCTCTCTCCTTTTCTTATTCACTTTATCGGTGATTTCCTCTGGGTTCTTCCACTCTATAGACCAGAACCCGACGCCCTTGTTCTCGGGTAAGAACCAGCGAGCGTTTTCCAGGTCTTTCAGTGAGTACTTCGTAGTTGAGTATTCATCGACGGTTATAGTTTTCCATTTTGACGGGTCTATCAAATCTCGCAAGCTCATCTTGTCGTCCTCAGAGTGGTCAGTATAAACGCCGTAGCCTTTCTTCAGCTTAGCCTCGTCAATGTCCGCGACCACACAGAATTTGGTAGTTGCGATTGAGCATAAATATCGAGCTATGTTGTAGATTGTGTCGTCTTTGAATTCGTCAATCGGGGTGAAGCAAAAACCGATAGAGTCTGTTTTACAGTCATCTTCCTCTTTATGGTTCTTGGTGTTCTCCAGTTCTTTACCCTCGATTAAGCCCAAAAACTCAGAGAATGACATAAATCGCACGACCTTAATCATTCGCAACCCCCTCTGATACGTCATCTAAGCCCTCCAGACGCTCTTTTAAGTCGGCAACGGGATTTCATACAAAAACACAGTTTCGCGGTTTTTAGAGGGTCTCAGCGGGTATTTAACAGCCTCTTCTCCTCTGATATATAACGGTTTGGGGTAACCCTGGATGTGTATCTCATTGACCAGACCAAGCCTGAGGGGGTGAATTACCACCACCAGCTTACCGTTCACACTCAAGGGTGTTTTCAGGTCGATGACAGACAGTTCTCTCACACCTTTAGACATTCGTTCTCTCCGTTTTTTTACCTCTTTTACTGATGAGACCGCCCTTTCTACCAGCGATTTTAGCTCGTTGAGGACCTGTCAATCCATCATTCCCGACGAAGTCTGAGGCAAAGCCTCCAGTCTGTCCGTTTTTGCCTCCAATTCTACCGATATCACGATAGAAGTTTGGATTTTTCTTAAGGTTCGCGTCTCGGGCTTTCAACCCTCCAGCTCGGGTGCCAGACATTATTTATTCCTCCTAGTTTTTTTAGCAGCCATCTTTTTGAACTGAACGGCGAACTCTGAGGCTTGAGCCATCATCGCCACAGTCAAAACTGTCCTCAGTTGTTCTTTAGACAGATTGAAGTCTTTACACAGTGCTTGACCGTTGATTTTCGGTGCTTTGTCAGGGTTCACTTCGCCATCTTCTTTATCAAAGATTAAGTATTCCTCGGGACGTTTCTTGCCAAAGTCGCCAATCTGTAGCTTCTCCATTTCATCGACAAACATGCAAGCCAAAGCGCTACATTGTAAGCCAGTCATAGAGTCGATATCACTCTCGACCTCTTTCTTTATTTCTTCTCCAGACCCGACCAAGAGCTTTATAATCTCTTCAGCCGTCAATTCGTCGTATTCACTTTTACCAGTCATAAGTTTTCAACCTTTCCAGTTCAGTTTTGAACCATGATTTTAATTTAGTTAGTAAGTTAGTCATTGCCGTAAATCCTCTCAGCGATTTTAGCGATAGTCGTCGCGTTCATCCTCGCCAAGACGTATTTTTTATGCTTTAGTTCCATTTTGGTCTCGACTTTTTCTCTCAGTTCATCGCCAGTCAAGCCCAGTTTCGTGTATTTGTCTAACAGCGTGTAGTAAAGTTTGTCCTCGTCGAATTGCCAGGGAAGTCGCCAAGACGAAAGCACCGCTTTTATGAACAGTTCGCGTTTCGTATTTGATTCTTGCATTCATCCTCTCCTTTCTTTAGATTTTTAAGTTTACGAATGAGGTTGTGAAGTGATAAGTTCCCTCCTTTCCGTTCTGGTTTAATCATGACAGATGTAAGCGATTATTAAGGATTTATTCTCCGACGACACCCTCTTTACCCAGGGCTTGCCTCAGCAAAGCCTCCAAGAACAGTTGCGACGCAGTTCGGTCGGAATGAAGAGACAGTACCGTATCTTTATTATTCTGAATTATTGCCTTTGCCTTTTTTGCGGATGTAGTTTTGTAGGTGATTTGAACCCCGTTAGACAAGAATTGTATCTGGTAGAGTTCTTTGAAGTTTATTCTCTTATCGCGTTTGACGAAAATCTCTTTTCTGAGACCTCGCACTGAGTTGATTTTGATTTTATTGATTGAAGTCTTCTTGCCGAAGCTCATTGTTTTTCTCCTTTCAGAGATTAGGTTAAGTTTATTCGAAGAACAATTGATTTATCGTGATACCGTCCAGGAAGTTGTCAGAGACGATTTTAGCCCGTCTGTTGAATTCTTGGACAATTTGTTGGATTTCGATTTTTATGTCAGTAGGAGCACTCACAAAGCTGTCGTAGCCATCATTCTCAAGCTCATCACGGATAATGTCGATAAGCTCAAACAGCTCCTCTTGAGTTAATTCGGTTATAGAGTGATTGTTGTAGGTCATAGTTTCCCCCTTGTTATGATTATTTTTTAAGTTGAAGTTTGTGTTTTTCATCGGTTAAATCTCAGCACCGTGTAGGGCGTTTAGAACTTTTTCAAAATCCATCACCAGAATAACGCGTGTTCGTGGATTTTCGTTGAAGTAATTGTAAGCCTCTCGTTCAAGCGTACCCCATTGAGGCAAGTTTTTGCCAGTTGTGAGTTCACGGGTAAAGTCTGAACGTTCGAACTGAGTTGTAAAGATTGGCATTGCACGTCGCGTAGTGTAGCGACCAGAGCCGGTAGTCCACTCTGAAGCGGTTTTGATGTAACCTGAGCGAGCGAATTCACGGATATTGTCAATGTCGCGTTTAGTGATTTTTTTGATAGTTTTCATTCGTTTATCCTCCGATAGAGTTTAAGTTATTATGTGGTAACCGTTTTGGTTATGTTCTTAGTATACATAACCGTGCTTACGTTGTCAACGGTTTTATGCTTATTTTTCTAGTTTTTTTCTATATTTTTTAATCTACCCCCGTTAGGGTTGTGGAAAACTCGCCCAAAAAGAAAGAGACCCTCACCAGAAAAAGGGTCTCAGTCACAATTGGAGTTGTGTTAGATAGGCTAGGGTACCACAAACTAGCTCTATCCATTTCCATTATACTACACTTTTTTCGCTTTTCCGTTCTTATAAATTCCGAACATCGTCAACAAGAACAGACCAGCCGTGGCTAAAGCTCCGCTTATGGCGTTAATCTTTACATAAGGCTCGTCGGAAAGAATGGCGATTGCGACCTGTGGCGCTATTGCACTTGCACCCACCAAGATATCTCCGATGATGTAAACTATCAACTTAGTACGTTTGCTTACACTTGAGACTAGTTCCTCAGCTACATCCGTATTCGATACTTCAGTTGCCATCTCCAAGCTATTGTCTTTTACTTCGTTTAGTTTTGCTGTTTCTTCGTCAGTCATGACTTTCCTTTCTTTGTTTGGTTTGTTTTCGCTCGACGCGTTCTGAGGCTCTACAGGGCGTTCTTTGTCTTCAGACGGTAAATCATTCACCTTTTCATCTTTCGACTGCTCTGCGGGCTTAGACGCGGTAATTTGAGCTATATTCTTCAATTCATCTAACGAAATCTTGACTGTAGAGAAGTCTAAGTTGCCATCGAACCCATCAACCTTGCCCTTGTCCGTGAATTGATGAATTAAAGCTCCGTGTGCGTAGTTGTCTTTCGTGCTGTAATTCGGATACAAGTCAACGCGTTCTAGTCCTAACTTCTTAATGACAGCCTCACCTGCATAAGTGAATACCTGTTTTCCAGTCTTCTGTAAGACTAAGTTCTTAAATAGTTTCAATTGCTCGACTGTGCCTTCAAAATCTGGCTCCAAATCGACAAACAATAGAGGTGCGTTGACTAATTTTTGAGCTTCAATAAAACGCTCTGCTTCAGTCTTAACTTCTTCTTCGGTTGAAAAATAAGGTAGCCAGTAAATCCCTAGTAGCTTATCACCCGCGGCTTTCGCGAATTTGACCAGTTTCGGGTCAATCTTGTTAGCGTCGCCTCCGAATGACTGACCGACATGTCCAGCCTTGAGAATAACGCCAGCGAACTTATGTAAATGATTTACAATAGCGTCGTCTTGATGATTTGAGATGTCCAGAATAATCTTGCTGTAGTCTTGTGGTTGTGGTTCGGGTTTCGGTGCTGATTGAGGTGTCAAGTCTGGCAAATCGTGCGTACTCTTATCTGTAAAGACCTCGGCAGACATATACTTACCGCTCCTACCAGTAACGAACCAGACTTGGTTGCCATCCACAGCCTCGCCGTTAGTAACATATCCTTTCATCTCAACCGTTGAGCCAGCGTCGACCTGTTGGAATATCCCGCTTGAAGTGTTAGCCTCGTCCCTCGCATTCGCTAACACTGCGGTCGTTCTCTCTGTAGGTTTTGCTTCGTCATAATCTTCAGCAATTCGTCGCCCATCACAACAATATGAGAAGCCTAGATAATCAGGTGCATAGTTTCCCATCCAGTTCATCAGTTCTTCAATACTGTTATAAATCCCTCTCGCTCCACTGTGAACTTCGCTATCGTGGATTTCGATTGAACCATCCTCACGCTTTCTCATTAAGAACACGTGTCCATCTTCTGTATACTGACCTCTTGAAAATCCCAAAAATCCTACCACCCAAACACCAACAGGTGCATGTCCAGTATTTATTCGACCTGCATTTAATTCGTTTAAGTACGCTGTTTGAGCGTTCGGTGAGCGTGTGAGTGAGCTAATCGCGTCATCTACATACTGTAAGCACCAGCCGCTCTGAGCGCCGATGTTTAGATTTGGCTCATAGACTTGTCGTACTGGCATTATTTACTCCTCACTTGCGTTTGAACTTCTTCTTTTAATTCCGTAACGGCTTTGTTTTGCTGAATTAAATTATTGGTTGCGTAAATAGCCAATCCTACAAGTGCGATTGCGAACAATTTCGCTAAATTGCTTGTTACCAGGCTCCAAAAGTTCATCACATCCTCAATTTCAGTACGTTTGACGTACTTTTCTTCTGCTTCTTTCTCATGTTCAGCGATGTACGTTTTAAGTTGCGATTGAGTAACGTTCGCTCGTGCTATATTCTCAATTCGCTCTAAAGTGATAGTGTGTTTATCCACACCCTCTTTAATATGCTCAACGTTCGCCTGCAAGGCTCCGAATTCTTTTGCTGATACTTCTGGTTGTTCGTTGTTTTTGTCCATGACTACCTCTTTTTTATTTTGATGTCTCTTTTAGCTATTCTAATACAAAACCGCTTGAATATACAGTCGTGCAATATTGATTTTACGACTCTACCAGACAATAAATACAG